TACACTATTACAGGTTTAGGAGTATTGATTGCAAAATTAGGTGATATACCTGGTATTGGTTTAATAGGTAAAGCCTTTTATGAAACAAGCGCATTAGGATTATTAGCTAGGCTTGGTAAAGAAAACACACCAGCAAGAGAATTGCCAGCTAACGAACAACGGAGTGCAGGCCGTATTGATGCTAAGCGATTCCAAACCGAGGATAAATTAGCAAAGGCAAAGGCTGCAGAATTAGCATTACTACTTAAGAAAAACGCTATAGAGAATAAGAACCTAGAAGAACTTAAAAAGAAGTTTGACCTAGAACGCATAGGCATAAACGCAGCCCTAAACAATGCTACCGATGAAGAGACTAAGTTACGCCTAAAATCACAATTAGCAATTATAGACAATAACGAGGCTTTGGCTAAAAAGTATCTAGCAGAATTAGAAGCAACTGAAGCATTAAGAAAACTTGCAGAGCAGGCAAAACTGGCAGGTATGTCTTTAGAAGACTTTGCATTATTTAAGGTGAAATCATTAAACACTAAAATAGATGATTACCTACAAAATACAGCCCTGGAAATGGTGCGAGCATTAAACGCACAAATAGCCGCATTCATAGCTTCATTAGGTGGCGTTAAAACACCGACCTCAACTGCAGCACCTACTTACTCTTATGCCCTATCTACAGCTCAAGCAACTAACGAAAAAATAGCTGCATTTCAAAAAGATGTAGCAATAGAATCTACGCAAGAATTGAACTCACGCATAAATGAATTTTTAAGCCAAAATAATGCTCAGCGTTCTTCTTTACAAACCCCGATGGATATTAGAGTAACTGTAGATGCAGGTGGCGACAGGCTAAGTCAGGCTATAGCAGAGAGCATACAGGTAGCAACTAGGTCAGGTTACTCAACAGTACCTAATGGCTTTATAGTATGACCGTACCAGTAATAAATGCTGTAATTAACTTTAGCACTGGTCCAAGTTTTGCTCAGACTGCAATAATAGGATCAGCAATATTTGGTACTAACGTATTAGGTGATTCAGCAGCTGTAATTGTAGATGTATCTAATCAAGTAAACCGCATAGAGACTAACCGAGGCCGTACTGCACTATCCGATCAATTTCAGACAGGCGCACTTACTTTACGCATCGTAGATCAGAATGGCGACTTCAATCCGCAGAATGTAACAGGGCCGTACGCAGGACTTTTAACGCCTATGAAGAAAGTGCAGATTACTGCTACCTTTAACAATGTTACCTATCCTATCTTTTCAGGATTTATTACCAGCTTTACAACAACTTACCCAGATGAGTCTGGCGAAGATTTAGCCATGACTACAATACAAGCTGTAGATGCATTTAGATTAGCCCAGTTAGCACAGATCAGCACAGTTACAGGTGCTATTGCAGGCGATTTATCAGGCACACGTATTAACGAAATACTAGATGAAATTTCATGGCCGTCTTCTCAACGTGATGTTGATGCAGGGCTGACTACGATGCAGGCAGACCCAGGCACTAACCGCACAGCTTTAGCAGCTTTACAAACTATAGCTACCTCAGAGTATGGCGCATTATATGTAGATGCTAATAACTCGTTTGTATTTCAAGATAGAGCTGTAACTGTTGGATCTATTGGTGGCACACCCACAATCTTTGCAGATAACGGGACGGGCATAGATTATTTTGATGCATCATGGATATTAAATGACACACTAATATTTAACAAAGCCACTATTACTAGGGCTGGTGGCACAGCACAGGTAGCTCTTAATCAAGCCAGCATAGATAAATACTTCCTGCATAGTTACTTCCAAGACAACCTACTTATGCAGACAGATGCCGTAGCCCTAGATTATGCCCAGGCTTATGTGGCAAGTAGAGCCGAGACCACGATCCGATGTGATGCCATAGTCCTAGACCTATACACGCCTAACTATGACACAGGCGTAGTTGCAGCCCTAGACCTAGATTTCTTTGACCCTATAACCATTATTACTACCCAGCCAGGTGGATCTTTGCTAGAGAAGACCCTACAGATTTTTGGTGTACGCATGAACATAACACCAAATAGTTGGAAAACAACCTTTACAACACTAGAACCTGTCATAGATGGGTTTATAATAGGCAACGTAGATTACGGTGTCTTAGGACAAAACGTACTATCTTATTAAGGAGATATAATGGCAACTTTTCCAGGCTTAACAGGTGATGTAGTTACTTCCGCTATGTGGAATGGATTACCAGCCTTTGAAGTACAAGCTGCAAAGACAGCAGATCACACAGCAGTAAGTGCGGATCAGTACCAACAATTAGTACAAATGAATAAAGCAACGGCAATAGCATTTAAGTTACCAACAGATGCTACGTTTAACTTTGCAATAGGTACAGTAATTACAGTATTAAATATTGGTGTAGGTACTTGCACAATTAGCGCAGTTACACCTGGTACTACAACAGTATTAAGTGCTGGAGCAGTTGCAGCAAGTCCAACACTTGCACAATATAAATCAGCTGCATGTATTAAAACAGCTGCTAATGCATGGTATGTAGTTGGGGCTGTTGCCTAATGATTGGTAATTTAGTTGCAGGTATTTTAGATGTTAAACCACCTGTTTTTTTAACAGTTGACTATTTAGTCGTTGCTGGTGGTGGGGGCGGTGGTGGATTTAGTGAGTCGGCATACGATTTTGCAGTTGCTGGTGGTGGTGCTGGTGGTTTAAGAAGCACAGTTACAGCAACGGGTGGTGGTGGTTCACTAGAAACTGCTTTATCTTTAGCAGTAGGTAGTTCATTTACCGTAACCGTAGGTGCTGGTGGTGCTGGTGGAAATTCAGGTACTCCGTCAAGAGGTAGTTCAGGTAATAACTCAGTATTCTCTACTATAACCTCTACAGGTGGCGGTGGTGGTGGTGGTGCTCAAAATACTAATACTTCTGCAATAGTAGATGGTGGTAGCGGTGGTTCGGGTGGCGGTGGTGGTAATACTGGCTCAGCTACCCCTTCAGGTGGTGCTGCTAGTCCAGCCTCACAAGGGTTTGCAGGTGGTGCTGGTGGTAACGCAGGTAGTGGTGGAACAACTGGCGGTGGCGGTGGTGGAGCAGGTGCAGTTGGTGGCAGTGTTTCAGGTGGTACACCTGGAAGTGGTGGCGCAGGTGTAGCAGTATCTATTACAGGTTCTTCTGTAACTTATGCTGGCGGTGGTGGCGGTGGATTTAGAAGTGGTGGTTCAGCAAATGGTGGTTCTGGTGGCGGTGGTTCTGGTGGTATTTCTGGTAATCAAACTGGAAAAAACGGAACTGTAAATCTTGGCGGTGGTGGCGGTGGAATGTTTGGTGCTTCTGGCAGTGTTTCATCAGGCACAGGTGGATCAGGAGTTGTAATTCTTAGATATGTAGATACTAAAACAATAACTATTGGTGCAGGTTTAACTGGTACAGAAAGTGCTGCAAGTGGTGGATATAAGAGAGCCACAATAACAGCTGGTACTGGAAATGTGAGTTGGGCATAATGGCACATTACGCATTTTTAGACAACAATAATATTGTTACCGAAGTAATTGTCGGTATTGACGAAACAGAAACTATTGAAGGTTTAGATACTGAAACTTGGTATGGCAATTTTAGAGGACAAGTATGTAAGCGTACAAGTTATAATAATAAAATTAGAAAACAATACGCAGGTATTGGATACACCTATAGCGCAGATGCAGATGTATTTATTACACCACAGCCTTTTGCATCATGGTCATTAGATAGTAACTTTGATTGGCAAGCACCTACTCCTAAACCAGAAGGTATGGGTTGGTATTGGGATGAAGCGTCTTTAGCCTGGATAGTAAATGATTAAACCCTGGCTATGTGCAGCTGGTACACAGTTAAGGGATCAGATTGATACCTGGTACCCAGATCGTCGCACTACCTCTGATGGGTGGGTGGGTGATGCTCGTCATTCCGCCACAAAATCGGATCATAATCCAGATGCAGATGGGTGTGTACGAGCCATTGATGTTGATTCTCGCTTGGATTCATCCGAAGGGATCTCAATATATCTGGCTGACCAAATCAGAAAGTGTGCGAAAGCCGATAAGCGCATATCTTACGTAATTCATAATGGCATGATCGCAAGCAAGATACTTAATTTTAAGTGGCGTAAATACAAGGGGTTTAACAAACACACAAAGCACATACATATCAGCTTTACAAAGTTAGGCGATAAAGACAGCAAGCCGTTTGATATACCACTACTAGGGGGTAACATATGAAAATAAGCAATAAGCAGAAGGCAATACTTAAATCCTATTTTAGGGGTGTGCTTGTATCATTCTTAACATTCTTAGCCAGTAATGAGCTAGGACTAGATCCAGTTATATCAGTAGTAGTGGCCGCACTTGCAGGCCCAGCAGCTAGGGCTTTAGATAAATCCGATGATGCTTATGGCCTCGGTGCAGATGAAGCATGACCCCTACAGAATGGGCTGGCTTTGGCGCTGGCGTTATAGCTGTGCTATCCGGCGGTCTAATCGGATTACGTTTTATAGTTAAAGGCTGGCTTAATGAGTTACGTCCTAATGGCGGACAAAGCATGAAGGATCAGTTAACTAGATTAGAACAGCGTGTTGATGAACTGTATTCTTTAATAGTTAAGCGACAATTATAGTATGGCTGATACAAGACGTAAGCGTAAGAAGATAAATAAGCGCATTGTGCGTAAGTCACCTGAGCCATTATCTAAACTAGATCAGCATTATATTGCTATGAATGAGATCTATAAAGCTGCACGTAAGGCTGGCTTTAGTGAGAGCTGTAGTTTGTATTTTGTATCAGATAGAGCGACTATGCCAGACTGGGTTATTGGTGATGGCGGCATTATACCTAGTATAGATCCTACGGAAGAAGATGACGATTAGGTGGCTCGTAATATCAGATTTACAAATCCCATACCATCATGAGCAGGCAGTTAAGAACGTCATTAAACTTGCAAGACGTGAAAAGTTTGACGAGGTTTTATGTGTTGGCGATGAGATCGACTTTCAAACAATTAGCAAGTGGGCCGATGGCACACCTTTGGCTTACAGTCAAACTCTTAACGAAGATCGTGCAGCTTGTCAAAACATCTTATGGGATCTTACCGAGTACAGTAAAAAGGCTAGTGTTATCCGCAGTAATCATACTGATCGCCTTTACAATACTTTATTAAAAGCACCTGGCCTCATAGGTTTACCAGAGCTGCAATACCCTAAGTTTATGGACTTTGCATCTATGGGCATTGACTATCACAAGACTGCATACGAGTTTCACCCTGGCTGGGTATTAGCACATGGCGATGAAGGCAGCATGAGTCAGCATGCAGGTATCACAGCTCTTAACCTTGCTAAAAAATGGGGCAAATCGGTCATAGCAGGACATAGTCATAGACTGGGCATGAGTGCCTATACAGAAGCCATAGGAAGCCATTACAGACCCTTATATGGGGTTGAGGTAGGTAATCTAATGGATAGAAA